GGTAGTACAACTGCACCACCTAAGATTGTTACAACGGCATCCCATACATCTGGTGTACCTCGCCCTGTGGCGTCATATAGTTCTTTCCCTACAGCAGCTACGACACATAACAACAAGCCAAGCAGAGGGGTACTGTACAGCGTCACTGTGGAAGCTATGGCTGCACCTGCTAGAAAGTGTGCTTGCTTATCTAGGGGGACAGACTTCATGTATTACTCAGCAGCCTGTGCAGCGATGTGTGCAGCATAAGCATCCTTAACCGCTTGTGTATGCACTGCGGCACAGATGGCTTGAACCTCTGCGCTCTCGCCTGTGATGTCATCGTTAGGTGCAACGACATGGCGTGAGAAGGATCGGCTGATCTCTACACCGTCACGCTTGATGACCGTGGCTGTTCTGACCTGAACGTGCTTGAAGTCGCCTACGATCTCGATTTTATCTTGTACTGTTTCTTCTGTTAGTGCCATCGTTTATCTCCTGTGATGGTGTGGACTGTCCGACCCCTATGGTGTGGGGTTATGCTGCGTAGTAGAACCCCGTAGCGTACAAAACCCCGCTAGTTGCAAATGTAGGAGCAACTCCTGCAATGGCAGAGCCATTAGAATTAAGCTGCAAATAAGCTTGACTAAGAACAGGGTACGCTACGAGGGTTGTCCTTCCTGATCCGTAAGTAATTCCAGCATCGTGGTAGGTAGAACACATAAAATAATTTTGGGCGGCACCGTTTACCGCAAACGGAAGGCCACCTATGTTTGCGCCGATAGAAGTGCCGCCACTCCATTGTAGAGTCATATGAAAAGTAACTAATCTTCCTACTCTAGTATAATAACCAAGCTGAACAGTATAGCTGGGATTGGTGACAGAGGTCCAAGCAGGCGTCCAACTCCCCTCCTCATAGTCATCCAGCTTATTGCTTGAAGATGTACCAGAGCCGCCAGCACCGCCGAAGTCTACACCGCCAGACAGGTAGAGGTCTTTGAAAGTAGAAGAGGAATTACCTAAATCAACTACATTTGGTTGGTTTGCGCCAGATGAATTACAAGGAATAATAACATTTGCTGGGTTGTAAAATCTTAGATTGGTATTTCCATCACCTATTTTTAATGAGTTACCATCTACACTCCCAATACTCCCCACAGTGGTGGTGTTTTTGCGAAATTGAATAATGTCACCATCAGTGGTTAACCTCTGTAGTGCAAGTGCTGTATCACCAGAAACCGAAGCTTGAATAAGACCATTAGAGCCAATTTGAGCGCCGCTTGTTGTATTAATATTTCCGTTAATAGTTGCTGTTCGTCCCGCCAGCAAGTTACCGCTGCTGTCCAGCCGAATACGTTCTGTTAAATTAGTATAAAACGCAACCTGATTAGCACTATCCGTGCCTATATTTAATGGGGCGGAGTTTGCAACAATAGCCGCTGTGTTGGCAACATAAGGGCCATAAGTTGACTGTGTCGAGCCACCTATATCAATCTGTAATGACTTACTGTCATCATTGTTTAACTGCAAACGTGCTGCCGATTGAGCATGACCGTTGGAAAGGAGAATGCCGTCATACGTTCCAGTGGTTGAAACATGAAGTTTCTTACTAGGCGAACTCGTGCCAATCCCAACATTACCGCCAGCGGGATTAATAGCTAAAGCCCTTACGCCAGCACTTGTACCCTCTTTATAAGATTGGAAAAACGAGTAGTTGCCAGAAGATACAGGACCACCAAAAAGGGTGTTGCTGTCATTTGCAGATGAGGCATTTAACCTGAACGCAGTTGCATCTAAGGGGCCAGTCAAATCCTCTGCAATAGTCAATTTTGCGGGAGGCGAACTCGTGCCAATCCCAACATTACCCGCTGATGAGATGTTTATTCTATCAGACCCAGCAGTGGTATCAATAATACGGAAGCTACCATTACCGTTCTTTATCTCGTAATCTGGGTTGTTGTCACTATCAACTAACTTAATAGATGGGCCAGCACTTTCCAGATGAAGTAATGCACTAGGCGAACTCGTGCCAATCCCCAAGCCAGTAGATGTAAGACGCATTTCCTCTGTACTGTTAATGTCAAACGCAAGCCCAACACTTGTAACAGAGCCAATGTGGGCAACTGTGTCCATCTTGAACATAGCTGCATGTGTGCCATCAGATAGACGTATCTCAGGTGTTCCGCCGCTTTGATTAATGTGCAATTCTGCGGCTGGCGAACTCGTGCCAATCCCAACTGATCCGCCTGTGACGTTCAGACCACCAGTCATGGTATCGCCAGCTACTTCAACGTAACGAGCATCTGACTGCAGTTTAGTATAGTGATCGGCAAGTACAAATGTACCATAAGCTACGATGTCTACTACGTCATTTACTGCAGCACCTGAAGCAAGAGTAATGCTTGTACCATTCGTAGCAGTAAAGTCTGTACCAGCAATAAGTTTAACACCGTTGAGGTACACATCTACATAACCAGTATCGTAGGTAGCAGCAAAGACTGTTTGACCTGCAGTGGCAGTGTAAGTCTGACGATCAGATGTACCATTGACCGCTGAACCTGCAGACTGCCAACCACCAGAACCATATACGTTCATGATGTTAGTTGTGCTATTAAAGTACAAAGCACCTACAATAAGTGCATCACCATCATTATCTACTGTAGGAGCAGTGGACTTAGCACCAAGGTAACGGTCATCAAAGTTATCATATGATGCAGCGGCATTAGCTTCACTGGTAGCAGCAGCACTAGCTGAGTTACTTGCATTAGTTTCGCTTGTTGCGGCATTGCTTTCAGATGTAGCTGCTGCAGCGGCACTTGCACTAGCGGCAGTGGCACTACCAAGGATACCATCAACGTATGTCTTAGAGGCAGCATCATTAGCATCTGTAGGAGTAGCCAAGCCAGTTACTTTGTTGGAACCCATTGCAAGGTTACCAGACATAGTATCACCAGATTTAGTAACCTGCAGACCATCTTGTGTATCTACATAAGCTTTAGTTGCTACGTCCTGTGCCGCCGTAGGATCACCTGCACCAGTGATCTTATTAGTGGACATGGCAATAGCACCAGTCATTGTACCACCAGCAAGAGGTAGCTTAGTGGCAATGCTGTTAGTTACTGTAGTAGCAAAGTCAGGGTCATCNCCCAAAGCTGCAGCAAGTTCGTTAAGAGTATCAAGTGTACCCGGTGCTGAGTCTACAAGGTTAGATACCTGTGTGTCTACATAGCCCTTAGTAGCTGCATCATTTGTATTGGTAGGTGAGGTAAGGTTGGTTATGGTAGCAGTTGTGCCAGCATTCATGTTCAGTGTACCGTCAATGGTCACGTTGTTGAAGCTAGAAGAACCAGTAGATGTTACGTTACCTGTGAGGTTACCCGTAACATTGCCTGTTACTGCACCAGTGATATTCCCTGTTACGTTACCTGTTACATCGCCTGTAAGGTCACCCGTAACACCGCCAGAAGCAGATACTGTAGTAAATGCACCGCTGCTAGGTGTAGTTGTACCAATGGTTGTACCGTCGATTGCACCACCGTTAATGTCAGCAGAAGCTAGAGTAGCCTGACCCGTTGATTGCAGGGTAGTGAACTTACCAGAAGTGTGGCTTGTTGCACCTACGGTAGCGCCATCAATAGAGCCGCCGTTGATGTCTGCGGATGCAAGCGTAGCCTGACCAGAGGTAGAGATAGTTGTGAAAGCGCCTGTAGAGGGCGTAGAAGCACCAATAGTAGCACCATCAATAGTACCACCGTTAATGTCGGCTGTAGCAGCTACAAGGCTAGTATTAGCATTCAGTGTAGTGAACGTACCAGCGGCAGGTGTCGTAGTACCAATAGCCGTACTGTCGATAGCACCAGAATTAACATCAACCGATGTCAGCGTGGAAGTGCCTGTAGCAGATAGGTTAACCAGCGTAGTATCGCCAGTTACGCCCAGCGTTGAACTAAGAGTTGTTGCACCTGTAACCGTCAGAGTGCCGCCTAGTGAGCCATTGCCGAATGCAGACAAACCGCCTGCCAACCACAAGTCTTGGAAGCGTGTAGAAGGATCACCAAGATCCACAGTGTTTGTGGTCTCTGGGATAATCTTATTAGCTGTTTGTACTTGTACCAGTTCACGCCAAACGGCTGCGTTGGATGTATTGCCTACGCAGATAAATACACGGCCTGTAGTGGTGTTCTCCCACATGGAGCCTGGTGCGTATCCATCCCCTGCATCATCTGTAGCCAGAGGGTTTGTTGTAGCAGCAAAGTTATTCTTACCACCAATACCGCCATGCACGGCAGGAAGATAGCCGCTTACCGATGTTGTGAGATCAATCTTAGGCGCATTGCCTGTGGACCCATCGTGTGAGTGTCCTGTAGCGCCGTTAAACGCTGCAGTGATTTGGTTAAACTCTGCATTAACTGGTGGGGCAGTGATGTCTGCACCATTGATAATGTCAGCAATACTTTGGCGTGTGTAACCTGCCATTGTTTATCTTCTCCCTGCAACGGAATGTTCAAATACGATACCTTGGATAGAGAACGGTTCCGTCTGTCCTACGGTCACGTAGGTAGCCCGAACTGAAAATCCTGAACCTTGTACATCTGAAGTCATCACTGGCTTCGATGAACCGCCATACAGTACATTGGGTGATCCGTAGGTAATGGAACGACCTCCATAAACTGTAGGACCGCCTTGGCTGGCCTGTGTGTATGTTGAAGGCCTTGCGGTGTTGTAGTCACCCCAATCAAACGCCAAGGAAAGGTTCATTTCCATTGGGCCTTCGGCACGTACAAATGTGTTAATTTTACGAATGTANTTACGTTCTTCGGTCTCACCAAAGTCTAAATACGGTGTAGAGTAAATTGCTACGATGTCTTGACCATTGAAGGATGTACCCTGCTCCTGGCGATAGATCTTACCATCGTAGTCGCCATGAAGAACAAACTCTTCTGTTCCGATATACTCCGACGCTGTGCAAGACGCACGAATACCTACAAGCTCACCAAACTCCCAGCTTATGCCGCCTTGATTATCTGTGAGGCCACCAATCATACCAAAGCTACTAGGAACGTCTACGCTGTCGTCACCAACAAAGTACCTAACCTGGGACTTAGACCTAATAACAACACCCGTAAGAGTGCTTAGATCACGGTTACGAATAACGTCTACAAGGGTTGCTTGTATGGATTTAGAAATGGTTTCAAGTTCAACGTCGCCAATACGGCTTGTGCCTGCCACAGGACGGAAACCATCAGGTGCTAAGAATATTAAGTCACCGCCGATTTCTAAAACACTGTCTGCCGCAACACAACCGACGTTAGCTGTAACTTGTGCTAGAACAAAGCCACTGGTTAGATCCGCTATAACTTTCTTAATACCGTTATTACCAAATACAAAAAGATTATCACGGAACGGTTTGATCTGAATAACATCAAAGCCTACAGCTATTTGCCCAGCGCCATTTGCTACAGTGAAATCATAAGGATCACGAGGAGCAGAGTGTGCTACTGCAGCCTGTGCCGTGCGATCTCCTGATAGGAATAGGTGATTTTCAAATACGTCTACAAGAGAAGGTGCGTTAAGGCACTGATCACCACCACCTGTTTGGCTAGTGTGTCCAACGTCACTGGGGTTAGTCCCTGCTCCAGATGAAGTGAGCTGCTCCCAATGAGATCCATCAAAGACAATGGCAGGATTAACGCCGTCCACAAAACAGATATTATTACCTGTACCGAAATTAAAGGTAACATGCCGAAGCTTATCTACCGTTCTAACACCATCCGTAGTGTTTCGGGTCACGCCATGGTCTAGAGTGTACTTCCGCCAACCAATCAGAGGAGTGTAGTGGTAAAAGCTGTAAGTTGTAGCACCAACGTCTTTTCTAGCAGCTATAATTTTAGTGCTGTTGGTAACATCATCTTTGAAGATAGCTACTCCTAGAACCTTACCTTCAGCAGATCCTGGGTTATCTACATCATCAACTTCGGAATACGAACTTGAGAAAGCCTCGTATCCTTCAATCCTACGATACCCACCGTACAAAGAAGGCTCATAATTTACCAAACGTGTTGCAGCGCCTGCAGCATTGTCTGATAGATCTAAGTGGTTTTCGTTAGAGTTAAGGCCACCTCCGCAGATGACCTTATAACTCTCAATACGGTCAGGCATTAAAACCTCACTCTAGTGTCTGAGATGTACTCAAAGTTGTTAATGTACAAAGACTGTAAATTTTTAATCCCACGTTCAAATGTCATGAACGCAGCCTGGGAACTTTCGATGTTATCCTTAAACATATAAAGGTGATACAAAGCGCCATCGATGATAACGGTATCAAAGCTTTCAGGAATACGGGTTACATCATTGTGGTTGGTTAAATCCGAATAATTTTGATAATATCTAAAGCGAATAGAGTAGGCTTTATTGGGAGAAGGCGTAACGCCAAAACCATTGCCGTGACCCTGAAAAACCATCTCTGGAACTCCACGCCCTGCGCTGCCTGCTTCGTAGTCTGCGTCACGATACTGAGAGTACCATGTATCACGATCAATAGGCTTCATAGCTTTGTAGCCAACGCCTAACGCTTCATTCTTTTGTAATTGGAAGCTATTCCAATCGGAAACTTTAAAATAAGTGGGCCAGGTGTATTCACTCTGCCCAACTACAAGCGTTTCTGTATGCTCTGCCGCATTAAAGGGCCATTCATACTCAGCTTGATTTACTTGTGCGATAGAAGCTTTAACAGCGTCTTTAACAAGCGCCTGTACACCACGCACGTTTGGGAAGTCACCTACAGCTATCTCAACTTCATTGAGACGGCGCAATACTTGGTTACAAAGATCAATGTATGTAGATGGCATTTCAAACCCCTAAAAAGTGGTAAGGGGGCAAGTTGCCCTGCCCCCGCTTAACCATTAGGCCAAGTTATAGTTCGCTGTGATCAAGCCTTCTGGGCGCAAGATTTTGCGACCATAAAGCTGCATACCACGGACGATGTCTGCGAATGTATCTGGTGAGCGGAAGCTCTCAGTTTTCGCAATTTGGTCAGCTACTGCTACCGAGGAGTCGTGACCCGCTACGATAACACCGTAGTTGGCTTCAGAACCTGCGGAAGCAGATGTGCCTGCACCAGTACCTTCGTAAGGAAGGTTGTTTGATGTATACACACGGAAGCCACGGATGGTGCCTGGAAGACGACCATTGCGTACTTCTGCATCACCGCCGAAGTCAGCGTTAACCAGCTTCGCATCTTCATCCATCAGGATTTCTTTGAAGACAGGGTCAACGACGATCCAACGACCATCTGTGTCTACGTTAGCCGCATCCATCAAACGAGCCATACGGTTCATCACTGCCAAAGGCGAAGTGATTGCACCAGCACCGCCACCCGCTGCAACAGGGATAGAAGTTACTTCAGATTCACCACCGATATCAGAACCACCAAAGGCTGTGATGTCGAGTTGGTTTGCGTCCAGAAGTTCGTCTGCGCCTGCTGCTGCGTTAGACTTAGTACCTGCTGCGGCTGTACGACGTACCCATGCAGAGCCGTTCCATGTCCAACCAGACATATAGCCTAGAACGTCTTGGTCAAAAGCATCACGCAGTTTAAAACCCGCACGGTCTGTTGCCAGATCGATGAAGTTTACGTGTGAGTGTGCTTCTTCAATGTCGTCGAGTGCGAACTGGAAGTAGTTGGCTTGATCAACGATCATTGTGAAATCAGCATCTGTGATATCTTGTGTCGCAAGCGTGGTGCCACGAGCATAAGAATTGATAGTGATTTCAGGTTCTTTGATGATTTTAACACTGTCGCCCATGTTGGCGATTTCGCCCGCATAGTCTGTGTTAGTGATGTCTTCTACTACGGAAGAGTTACGGAAAGCCTTTTGGACTTTCTTGGAATAGATAAC